CTAGCGAACCTGTTGGAACATATAGGTCCACACCGTGCGTATCATTCCGAACCGGTTTCAAAGGGTTCGGGATGTTTTCTTGTTAAACTGGTCATATTGGTCAGTCGATTGGCTCAGGCCAATCACCCAAGTACCTTTGGCGAAGACAGGCGATGCGGAAAAGCGTATGTTAATTGGCGAATACACGCTTGCCGCGAAAAATGAAGCATCATCGGCGTTGATTGCCGATCTTACCGCACCTTAAAGTTGTAGCGAGAGTTGCCGAGGTGAGCGGACGGGTACGCCGGCAGCGGCGTGGTCTTCCTCCCTCATTCGGTTGTTTTTGCTGACGTTGTCGAAGGGTGTCAGATATTGCAGGTTCCACGGCACGTGGAGCCCGCTGATCCGATACCCTTCGGCAGTCAACCCGCGCAATGGCACAATGTGATCGACGTGCATGTCCGCGGGGCAGGCTTTGAAGATTTCGTACAGTTCGTTAGCGTCTACCCAGGTTGGCATTTGCCGGTCTTGTCGCGATCGACGCATGGCGGTTTGTCCGCGTCTTATGTCAGGATTGGCTTTCTGCCACCGTTTTGATTGCTCGCGATTGTAGGCGCGAGCTTTATCGAGATTGGCTTGCCGCCAGCGGTACGCTTGTTCCCGGCCGGCGGCGCGGGTTTGCTCTGGGTTTTTTTGACGGTGCCGTCGTGCCCAAATGCGATTGTAGGTTCGGCGAACTACCTTGGTTGTTTGTTTCCAGCCGCGCTTGTATTCGCGCACTTTGTCTTTGTTTTCTGCGGCGTACTGGCGTTGGTAGGCGAGCTTGCGCTCTCGGTTTTCGAGATATCGTCGCCTGTCATATTCGCGCTTGGCGCGTCGCTTGTTGGCATCGTCAGGGGGGACGGTGGGGCCGGTCATTCTAGCGGCTCTGTAAGCTGAAGGAGGAGGCGCCCGACCGTGAGGCCGAGCGCCCGCCGGCTACGGGCTACGCGCGATCTTGATCTTTATGATCAGGAGCACGATTATCCGTAGTCGGAGGCGATGTCTCAGCATCGCATCCTCCTCAGATGCCGGGTGCTTACCCACCCGGTTCAGGCGCCGGTCAGCCCATCTGGCCGGCGTCTGCATTTTAGCGTAGTTTATATCTGACGGTGTGGCTTAGCGGCCATCGTCGGAGACGATGTTTCCGCATCGCTCTCCTCCATCGAGGCGCCCGGCAGGCCACTCCTGGCGGGCGTTTCGCTTTTAGGGCATAGCAAGGCGGCTGTCATGGCCGCCTTTTTCTTTGGGCACTGCCATGGCGCACCAATACTACTTCGATCACGACCCGCTGACCGGCATGGTCGAGACATTCGAGTATGACGAGCTGACGGACCTCTGCACCATCCACCGCCGGGCCGACGTCGGGCCGATCATCGAAACCAACAAGCGGCTGCAGACGGCCGATGGTTTCACCGGCTGGACCGGCCCCGAGCGCGACATGCGCCTGGCGGCCCGCATCCCGATCGAGGTGGTGAATCTCTGGCGGCAACTGTACGGCATTGACGCGATGCGGGCCGAGCACGGCCAGGCGGTGCTGAAGTTACTAAACGACCCCTCATGGCGCTACCTGCGAACCAACACCTCCAACCTGTAGGCATTTATGGCTCTTTCCACCTACGCCGAATTGCAGGACAGCGTGCTCAACTGGCTGGCGCGGCCGGGCGACCCGCTGGTGGCGCCGACCGTGCCGGAGATGATCGTGCTGGCCGAGAGCGAATTGCGCCGCCGGCTCCGGGTCGGCGAGGCCGAGCAGCGCGCATCGTTGACGGCAACGACAGCCGCCGTGGCATTGCCGACCGGCTGCCGGCAGATCCGCCTCGTTACCTCGGATGGCGCACTGGTCACCTACGTGCCGCCGGACCAATTGCCGGGCGGCAGCGGGCCGCCGTTTCGCTACACACTGCACGGCACCGAATTGCGCCTCGGCCCGGCGCCGAGCGGCAGCGTCACGCTGGAGATACTGTATCAGTCCGGGCTGCCGCCGCTCAGCGACGCGGCGCCGACCAACTGGCTGCTGGCCGATCATCCGGACGCGTACCTGTATTCGACGTTGGTGGCGGCGGAAGCCTTTATCGGTCATGACGAGCGCATCGGGCTGTGGACGCAGGCCGCCGCATCCGTCCTCGCCAGCATAGAGACTGCCGACCGCAAGGCGCGCTGGCCCGGCGGCCTGACCATCAGGGTCGACGGCATCACCGCGACCGGCGGCATGTCGGGCGGCGGCGGTACCTCGGGGGCCTGGACGCTCACCCCGGCGACATTGCCGCCGTATCTCGACGTGATCGCCTCCGGGCCATTGCCGCTGGGATTTGCCGGCGTCGTCAATGTCCGCAACGGCACGAGCGCCTCGGTCACCGTTACGCTGCCGGCAAGCCCGACGGCGGGCCAGGTGCTGACGGTCAAGGACGCGCTCGGCAACGCCGGCACGTATCCGATCATCATCGTATCGGCCGCCGGGACGATCGACGGTAACGCGAATTACGGGCTCTACAGCAATTACATGTCGGCGGAGCTGTACTGGATGGGTACGCAGTGGGGCTCACGCTGATGCGGCGGCTGTTGCTGATTGCATTGCTGCCGGCGTTCAGCCTGGCGGCGCAGGCACAGAATTTCGGCAACATTCCGCCGCGCACCGTGCTCGGCAATCCCGACGCCACCGCGACCCGGCCGGCGGGGCCGATGGATCTGAGCGCCCTGCTTGGCGCCACCGACCCGCGCCAGTTCGGCGCCACCCCGGCGGTCTACAATTTCTACGCGGTGACGACGGTCGCCGGCAACACGGCGATGACGCTCGGCGGCGCCGCCATGACGAGCGCCAATGTCGGAAATTACATAACCATTATCGGCGCCGGTCCCTACGAAGGGCGCTATGTCGGGCAGATCACGGCGGTGACGGACGCCACCCACATCACCGTCAACCCGGCGCCGACGCTGGCCATGGCCGGGTTCTCGACCGTCGTCTACTACGGCAAGGGCAATGCAGCGGCGATCAATGCGGCCGTGAGCGCGGCCAATACGGCAAAAATGCCGGTAGTGATGTCGCCCGGCATCTACATGGTCGAGGCCCCGATTCAGTGCACCGTCATCAACCTCAACAACGCCAACCTAGCGCCGCCGGCCTGCGTCGGCGCGCTTGGCGGCGGCACCACCTTGCTGGCGGTCAACGCCATGGCCGGCTCGGCCCCGGATGCCGGCACCGTGTTCACCATCGGCGACAATCTCTACACGCAATACATCCGCAATGGCAGCTATCACGGCAACGGCCTGACCATCGACTGCAATTTCATGGCGGATCACGGCTTCGGCCTGCCGTTCAGCCAGGAAACCAACGTCAGCGGGTTCACCGTCAAGAATTGCCTGACCAGCGCGTTTCACTTCGGCTCACCCGCCGCGCCGGCCAGCAGCTCCGGGGTGCACCTGCACCACAATGCGGTACAGCGGGATACCTACGCCAACCCGATCACCGCGATCGCCTGCGCCGCGGGCGTGCCGACCGTCACCACCCAGAACGAGCATGGCATCGTCACCGGCCGGATCGTCACGGTGTCCGAGGCAAACAACGTCCCCGGCTCGAAAATTAACGGCGCCACCGAAGGGGTGATCAATTTCGTCTGGCAGAGCACGGGGTTGAAGACCGGCATCCTGCGCGGGGTAAACTGCACGAGCTGGGCTGCCTATGACGGCACCAGCGGCAGCCTGGCGCTGAACATGCCCAGCGCCACGATCATCCACAAGGTCACCGCCGTCACCGCAGCGGCGAGCGCCCAGATCACCGTCACCCCCGGCAATCTCGGGATGGCGAGCGGCCAGACATGGTGCCTCTACGGCATCGGCGGCGACACCGCGCCCTACCGTTTCCAGAAGAATGCGCCGGACGGCTGCTATGTGATTACGACGGCCGGGACGGCGGGGCCTGACGGCTTCTTTCAGTTCACCGTCCCGTTCAGCACGGCCGGGTTTACCTATGTCGGCGGCGGCGTCGCCTTTCGTAAGATGCAGCCGGCGGCGCCGATCAAGGACATCGGCATCTTCCAGGACAAGACCACCGACTTCGAGGCATTGCAGAACTACATCGTCGGCACCCAGTACCCGATCTACGCCAACCCGGCGACGGCCGGCTGGGACGGCAGGTATATCGCCAACCACTTCAACAATTTCCGGGAGCACGGCTGGGCAATCGCCGGACATTACCTGGGCGGGCACAACACCCTCCTCGGCGAGGAATGCGACGGGCCGACCGTGTTCTGCGGGCAGCTCTTCGGTTACGGCAACAGCTCGAACGGCAGCGAGTATCAGGGCCAGACCCTGCCATCGGTGTTGGATAATGCGATGTGGATGTGGCGCCTGGATGATTGCTCCGCCGCCGGCTGCACGACGTTCAACTCTACCGCCGACATGACGGCGAGCGGCGACAAATTCAAAGGCCGCAGCGCCACGATGCGGATGAACGAGGTTTCCAATCACGCCTTTGCCGGCAACCCGGCCTATTTTGCCTCCCAGGTAAATTACCGATCCTTCGGTCAGCAGCCCGGCTCGGGCATGCTG